CCATTAAATTACAACTCTATACAAATCAAGTACCCTTTTTATGTGGTCTGGAAAATCGGTATTATCTCGAACTCCAGATGTACCCTGATTTTGTAGCGTAGCACCACCTAATGTTCTTCTTTCTTTGTGTTCGCCTTTTAAATAATAGTTTACTAAATCGAAAAGAGCCAACTTTAAATCATCGGGTGTAGCACTATATCCAGCATTATAAGTAATTTTGACTGCTCCAACACCACTTGGAAAATATTTGGGATTACCCTGTTTGTCTGTTCGGATAACCGCATCAGACTCAGTATCTACATAGTACTCATAATTACCTGTAGTTAATGTAGTATAGTCTCCCGAATAACTTGTACGCTCTTGTACTGAATCAACCGTAACTAACGGACTTTCACTCATAATTAAGGTGGTAGTGTAGTTGTCGCTGATTGTAAAAGTTTCTACTTTGTCAGTAGAATAAAAGTCTAAAAAACTAATACCGCAGTATTTCTTGACTAAGTCTGAAACCTGTGGAACTAGAATCGCAAGACGGTCGTCGTCCTTCTCGCCTCTGAGACCTTGCGCGTCTTTATATTCATTTACTGTTATTAAATCTGCCATATTAAAAGTGTGGGGCTTTTGGTCGCCCCACTAAAACCATAACTCTTAGTTATTAACTAGCCTTATACTGAAGCGCATGTACTGAATCAGCACTGTCAATTAAGTCAGTGAATCCAATTCTTTGTGATGCTACAAGTACTCTTCTTTGGTTAGCAACTTCGTAATCTGACTCAATGGTTACACCTCTAAGTCTTGGCATTACGTAGTTTCTTGGGTATACTGCTAAAGCATGGTATTTGCTTACTGCAGGTGTTGCGAACTCGTCACAAACTAATACTCTTGAACCAAATACTTGTCCAATTTCTCCATTCAACTTAGTTGCCATGTCGCCAACTAGGTTAGCATCTTGGAACTCAGCATCTTCGAGTAATTGGTAGTATCCTGTTTGAGATATAATGTATACCACTTCAGATGGGTTCATACCATATTTACCCATTTGCTTTCTAGCAGCAAGTAGTTGTAATGCTGTTAGAGAGTCTGAAGCAAAAGCAGTTGTTGATTGTGTTTTATTACTATCACCTTCTGCTAATTTAACTAATCCAGCAAAGGAAGCCCCAGATGTACCGTATGTACCATCACCGTGGTTACCCACTAGGATAGCATTTTCGATACCTCTTGCATGAGATCTTACCATTGACTCTCTGATGAGAGGAAGGATTGGCATAATTGCATCTTCTTCAGTTTCATTACCTAAGAATGATTGTGAAATAAGTTTCTTAGTTGAAAGAGTTCTTTCTGTTAAGTCTATACCACCGTAGGCTGACCCGTATGTGTCACCTCTTTGTGCCAAGTTACCATGTGGGCTTGACCCAGTAGCAGTTTGGTTACCTGTAAATTCGGCATAACCACTATCTGGTAGGATTGGTATAATCATATTCGCAGAAGTCATTGGTATCTCTCTGAATAGAGGGGCTAATACTAATTCATTCTGAATGTCTCTTTCAATATTGGTTGAAACAACTTGCTCAAAATCTGCGCTAGAAACAGCCACACCTGAATGTGCGTTTACTTTTTCCATTACTGATTTGGAGTATTCGTTATCCCAGCCTTTACCAGTTGCTAAACCAGCAAATTTAGCGTCGATAATATCGTTCTCGAACGCTTTCTTCCAGTCACCTTGACCCTGTCTGTCATTGAAAATCCTTTTTGACTCTCTGATATTCATGATTTCTTCAGACTTTTCTGCTAATTCTTTTTCAAGAGATTTAACAACATTTTCTAAATCTTCATGCTTTTCATTGACTCGGCTTTCAACGTCATTCATAAGTTTTTCGGCACCTGTAATTCCTGCCTTAACAACAATTTTTTGTGCTTCCTGTTCTGCTTCTTGAACAGCCTTTTCTTCAGCCTCTACTTGAGCCTGCTTTTCAGCCTGCTCTTCAAGTGCCTTTTCTTCGGCTGCTTTTGCTTCGGCTTGCTTCATAGCAATTGTAGTCGCAGTTTTTTCTGCAACTTCTTTCGCAAATGCTTCAAGGTCGAAGTTATCAGCATCAGGAGATTGTTTTACTTCTGACATATCGTCTTTCTCCGTTACTTCGGCTTTCGCCTGACTTGGCTGCTCAATTTTCACAGCGTCTGCTGATTCTGTTGAGTTAGCCGTTACAAATTGACGCTTAAATTTGTTGTAATCTTCCATATTATCAAATGACTTTGCAATCGAGAAGGTTGCTCCTTGATTACAAGGTACTGATACTACTGAGACTTCAAAAAGTTCTGCGTCCTTGATTTTATATCCATCGGTTTCTGTCATGTATTCAGCGTCCTTGACTTTGAAACCAACAGAAAAAGCCCCAAGGACACCGTCTTTAATAAGATCTTTAATTTCACCTGCTGATTTTGAGATACGGGCAGTAATATCTAGCCCATTGTCTGTTACAGACAGGTCTTTTGCACGACCAATAGGTTTGTCGTAATTGTGATTAAACAAAATAATGGGATTATTTTTAAAGTTATCTAATCCACCTTTAGTCCATGCATCTGCATTTATTATATCGCCTGCTCTATCTAGTGCATTTGTACTTGCAGAACCTTTGATATCTAGTCCACCGTCATCGGTTTCTCCTAAGTTTTTAAAGGTGCTTGACCAATGAAAAATCTTCTCCATTATTTTTTCCCCTCTTTTGCCTTTGGTTTTGGAGTTTCTACAACTTCCTCTACCACTGGTACTTCGATGGGGGCTCGATGCTTAGCGACAGCCATAACTCTGTTCCATGAACCAAAAGTTCTTCTAAGGAGATAATCCTTAACTGGTACATCGTTGCCCTCTGCCTTGTATTCGGCTAGTGTCATTGATTCAACGCCTTTTGACGCCATAAAATCTGACAAAGCCTTTACCATCATATTTTTTGTCATTCTGTTTCCTCTTGCTGTGAGGGTTCTTCGTCAGCCTCTGCTGGCCTTCCTCCCTCGCTTGGATTCGCACTCGACCCTGCAATATTTGCAGGAACTCGGGGCTCATCAAATCCGTCGATCTTCTCAAGCCTCATTGCCTCCCTTGCTTCATTCGGTGACATAATACCTGTGTTCACAAGCGTAGCGTAATAGTTGGCTTGGTCTCTTAACTCTGGTTGTAGAGCAGGTACTCCTGATACATCTTCATCAAGTTTGAAACCGAAAAATCTCTCGAAAGCATACCCCATTTTTCTAACAATCGGTAGTATGGTTTCTAAATAATATAACCTATGATTAGGTCTTATATTTGCGTTATTACCACCGTCCATAAGGATTGGTGGTACACCTAGTGCTTCTAAGATAATCTTCTCATTGGCTTTGATACCGTCTTGGAAGTCTAAGTCTTTGAAGTTCACTTCAGTTAGGTTTTCAACTGATAATCCACCATCTAGGAATAATGGTCTACGACCTCCTGATTGTGGGTTATATCTAGCAACCCAAGCCTGTAACATTCTTTCTTTGATTTTCTCAGAAAGAGTGTTTGGTGACTTAAGTACTAAACCTGGTACTGCTCCATTTTTAAAGAAGTTATCTTGGAATCTTCTCATACTGCCTAGCAATTGCATAGTTCTGTATGCAGGTTTGAGTCTAGGTACTCCTCTATAAATGGAATTAAAACTGTTCTCTTTTATGTGTATAATTTCGTTTGGACTATAATCAATAGAGTGGTCATATGAATACTTTTCTACAAAGTTTCTGTCATCACTATATATTGTTACATGCTCTGCGGGTAAATGATATAAGTGCGAGCCGTCAAAATAAATGAAGATATTACCATCAATTAGTAAATCAATGATAAGGTTTCTTTTGAAACTACTTACATCTTGAAAAGGATTAGGCTCCACATTGAGTAATGATTCTACTCTTGTTCTTCGTACTGCTTTCCTTATAGGAGTCAATCCTGATACTGCTGTACCAACATCAAAAGGGATATCCGCCGCATCGTCCACTATCATGTTCACTGCTCGGTTAACTACTTCTAACTGTTCGTACGCATTTCGGTAGTTTGTAACTACCTCACGCGAATCTATTGTAAGTCCTTCATTCCTGGCGATTACATATTGAGAAGGATTTTCTTTTTCCTCCTCTCTATTAATCCCTAAAAATCTGTCATACCATGCCATATTTGTCTCTCTGTATTCCTACCCATCGTTTTTGTTTCTTTGCTGTCACGAGTGTTGGGCGTTTTCCGTATATACTATGTAACCTTAAGTGGTGTTCATGACATAAGGTGACTGCTTCCTCATAGACTTCTGCGTGTTTCTCGGCTATAAACCGTTCTCTTAATGCTAGTATGTCTGCTTCGTTTTCAATGGTTATCTTGTTTGTTCGTAACCATGTCTCTAACAATTCGGTTAGACCATAAAAATGGTGGAAGTCTAAATTTTCCTGACTCCCGCAAATAAAGCATTCCGTTCCTTTCTTATATTTAGATTTTGCTTTATCTCTAACATACTTTACTAAATCTCGTTTTAGTGTCATATACTTATTTATACATAGAATTTTACCAAAAATTTAAGTTCATGTCAAGAACTATTTTTGTGGGGTGTTAATTTAAAAAGTTGTAGCGCTTGTTTCAAACGAATATAACGCATACCGTAAAGCATCTGCCATGTGAGATGCGTGATTATGTTTAGGTTTTTCTTTGAGCAAGTTTGGATTTGGATCCCATTGATATGCATCTAAACACATTAAGGTTTCTGCACATCGTTGGTCTACAGTCATTTTATCATTATCGATAATCCCTGCTACATGACCTATACCGTCTAAAACTGATTTCTTTGCATTGATAGTAGTAATATCATAATTCTGTGCAAAGTCAAATCTAGTTTGTTGTGCTGCGGAGTCTATATAAATGTAATCAATATTCCATTTATCAATTAGTTTTCGAATCTCCATAGCGTGTTGTTCTGTTGTTCGTTCTGAATCTAAGTACTCATCAAGTACATAGAATTGTTCTGCGTCCCAGTCATAGGCTATAACACAGAAAGCAGTAGGGTCTTTGTAACCTACGTCCATTCCTGCGAATATATCCATTCTGCCAGTCTCAAGTTCGGCTAAATCTTGTTGTTGTGTTTCAAAATTAAATGCCCATACTTGACCTTCATAAACATTGAAGTCTGCTAAGTATTCTTGTGCAAATTCAGCGTCGGACATAGTTTTCTTTGCTTCTGCTATATCTGCTTCAGATAGTCTTGGATTCTCATGATAGGTTGCTTTTACACTAGCCCACTCTGAAAACTCATCTGAAAAGCCTCTTTGATAAAACTCTGAAAACCAGTTGTTTCTACCACGAGGAGTAGATATAAATATTGCTTTTGAGTTATCTTTATCTAGTGTCGGTCTAAGTGCAACATTGAACGCATCTCGTCCATCAACAAGTGCGGCCTCGTCAAATATAATTAAGTCATAAGACCTACCCACTACGGAGTCTACTTGGTTGACTGAACCCATACGAATTGTTGATTGGTTTGATAGTTCAATAACTTTATCTTTTGCATTGTCTCTTAGTACTTCTAAGTCAAAATGCTTGATTAAGTTTCTCTGCAAATCAAAAGAGATTTGAGATAGTGAATAGTTTGGGGACATCAGTAACACATTACAGTTAGGTACTAAACAGACAAGTTGTGCTATTACATTTGCAATGTAAGTTTTGCCTTGTCGTCTAGAAACTGCAGCAGTTACAAAACGATATTTAGGATTATTTATTGAATTAATAATCGCTACTTGTGTAGAGTTGGGAGTAATCCCTAATAAGTCCATATATCCTTCTATTGGAAGTTTGATGAATCTCTCATCTCCGAATGTCATTAAGTCTTCACTAATGATGTCTTTTCTACTGATATCTAGCATTAGTGAATCTTAATGTTGTGTATGGTGTTATTTAATTCTCTTACTAGACCTTTATCAAGTGCTAATGTATATAAGTACATATATGCCATAAATAGTCTATGTAACTCAGGATTGTCTTCCTTATTAGGGTTTGCTTCGATAAGATTGACAGCATCAAGTGCCACCTCTTCTAAGAAAATTTCTGATTTATTTATTTCCGCTCGTTGCATTTACTTCCTCTGTTTTTTGGACTTTTTCTTCTTAGCAACTCCACTTGCTACTATAACTTTATGGAGTCTGCCACTTTTCATCAGCGTATGAAACTGATTAATTATCTTTATCTTCTACGCCTGTTAGACCTTGTCATGATTCTTCCAACTGAAGTCCTACCACCCCTAAAACTTGGTCGTCTTGGGTTGGCTGTTTTACCGAATCTTGGTCCCATCGCTTTAGAACCAGTACTATATCTAGCATACTCAAAAGAACCTGGGTTTTTTGAATTTACAACAGTACCAGCAGCGCTGTTCATATCTCTTGTTACTCCTCTCTTGAGTACATGTTTACGAATCTTCTGGGTATTATGTACTCCAGTCGGTCCGCTTAAAAATGAGCCTTGTCGTGCCATGTTATTTCCTCTTGTGGCTTAACGCCTTCTCTTTGGCCTTAATCATATCATCTAATCGTAGCCTTTGGACATTGATTACTTTATCAATATCTTCTTTTATTAATCGGAGTTTTAAGTTTAATCCAACTTTGTGTTCTAACTTTCCAATCGCTTGTGATGTTAGATACGCCATAGTATTATCTCCTACTCAACTCCTACCAAGGGCGTATAGCCCTTAGTAAGACTGCTTAGACTTAATCCAATAATGGATTTTTGTCTTTTGCTTTTCCGATGTTCAGTGCAAATCTGTCTATCCATTTATAAACTTTTGCCCATAGTTTGTCATCGACAGGTGTTGGCGTCATCATAACAATAGCCGAACACACAGTTATTATAATCGGGATTGCTTGTAAAAATTTAAAAATCCCTAATACAAAATCTAACATAGTAATTACCCCCTATCTTAGTTTTCCTTCGGAGCATATCTTTTGTCTTTGCCTTTTCGCTTGACTTTTTTCTCCGCCTTTATAAATGCGTCTTTGATATCAACTTTACCATCTGCATTTGCATCGGCTCCAGTAATGATATTCCATAACTTTTTAAACATATTTATTTCCATTTACCCTCGGGGCACTCTGCCCACCTTAATTTAGTCTTTAACGGCATAAAGCACATACAAACTCTACAAGTTTTCCAAAATTTATCGTATTTAGGACATTTTTGGCAGATTTTTAACCGCTCTTGATGGCTCTTCTTCACTTTCTAAGTGATGGTGGTAGTTTTGCTCTCTTTCTGCGC